AGATGGCAACCAGTTTCACCATTTTTGCATGATTGTGGACAATTTGATTGTTAAGGATGGTAAAGATGTTTTCGGCATCAGCATCTGAAACAGTAAAATTAAAATGAATCATTCTTCAACTCCGAAATGTGTAATAACGGCTTCTGCTACATCAAGATACTGATTGCTTGGCAACTGATTAGCAACAACCTGCATAGTTTCTTTTATAATCAACTCGGCGAATTGGTCCTTTAACCTGGCCAATTGATCTTGATCGAGAGTAGTCCAGGTTTCAGGAACTGCCTTGTCAAGGGCTTGACTGAACAATTTATCAACAATTTTATTCATTGACTGAGACTTCTTCATCACGGAGCTCTCCTTCTTCTACAGTGTAGACCCACTCGACTGGAACATCCAACATCAGTGCAATACTCCTGGGTTCGTGACCCAGGTCAAGCAGGCTTTCGATTTCAATCATAATTTTGTTAACTTGCCCCATGATATCTCCTCAGTGGCTGTTTAGTTCAGGATTAAAGGTTCGGATCAGCTCACGCTCGCGAGCATGAGCAGGCTTGCGTCCGCGAACAAATTCTAACACACCATAGGTGTGTGCGTCAACTCCGTGTTCACGGATGCTACGGCAAAGAGCCCAATCTTTGTTCTCGGTGACAGCACGACGAACATGTTTTTGGATACGAACTTTCAGTGCTCGACGAACTTGCTGTCCACAGACAGTGATACCAACATACTGCTCTTGAGTCACCAAATTGGTGATCACATAGACAACATGCTTGGTATCTTGGCGGCGTTTACGTTTCAACATGTATGTATTATACACGGAAAACGAATAACCCGTCAACATCTAGGGTTAGTAAAAAGTGTTGCTTTTTTACCACAAAAACTGCTTAATAATTAAGCAATTTTTGTTAGATTTTTTATAACATTCTAGTGGATGGTTACGCCTGCTCGTAAAATGAGCTCGGAACTATCCACTCCAAAGATATCTAAAATTCTCTGCACAGTTTCAGGTGGTGCGTCAAAAAGTCCGTCAGGGCCAAATACTGTTTTTAACTTCCCCTCGCCATCTATTAGAAATCCAAAATCGTCATCGCCAATAGTGAATTCTGTTTTATCATCATACTCGTTAACTTCGAGTGATTCTTCGGTTATTTTTGACATGGCTTACTCCCTATGTACCAACTTATTTAATAGACTGCTAATCGAGCATTATCAAGTAAGTTAATTAACTCGAAAACTGCTACCACAACCACAGGTACCAACTGCATTAGGATTATCAATGACAAACTGTTTGGTCATAAGATCGTCTTTGTAGTCTAGGGTAGATCCTGATATGTACTGCATACTAACAGCATCAATTAATACTTTAAAAGGGCCTACTTCGATTTCAAAATCGTCATCGGCTTTTTCAGTGTCTAGAATGAACCCATATTGAAATCCACTACATCCTCCACCTTGCACAAACGATCTTATGTGTGTACCAGGTTTTTCGTCATAGAGAATGTCTTGGATTTTCTCTTTGGCTAATTCTGTTATAGTGATCATTTGAATAAAATTAAACTCATTACCACAGTCTGCGCTACAAAGCCCACACAAATGGTGGCTATGTAGAGAAAATTCTTTTCAATCAAGCTCTTAAAGAACATGGTAATCAGTGCAGCCCAAAGAAATAATACCAGGTCAACCGGCGGCAGTGTATCGCTTTTATTCAACAATACTGCGGCCAGTGTCGGTACTGTGGCCAAGTGCATGAGAATTATGCTTAGCCAACCTAGTGTGTGTGCACTAAGTTTTCCAAGGTGCTCTCTTAAGAATACAAACAAAAATACCGGAACTGACCTGAGAAAATTAATAATTTTAGAAAACATATTAGACCTTAACGATAAAAAATATGGCGACCAACCTTGGCCACACGCTCACGCTTCCAACCAGGATTAATGTAATCGGCATGATAGTACAAGGCCTTGGTCAACCCTGGCAATCTATACCCTTCCATTAAAACTTTTTTAGCCACTGTTAGACACTCATCATAAACTGATTTGTTAATGGGTCTAACAAATGTTTCTCTGTCACAGTACCAACTAAATTGGCAAACTGTTTTTTCGTAGACTACATTTTTTTGATAAATGGTTTTACAAATATCTCCAGGAAATTGTCCACTTTCAGTACGGTTGATTGTGACCTGTGCTACTGCAACTTTTCCTTCAAAAGGTTCGCTGCCTGCTTCATAGTAGATATTTTTGGCCAAGCAGGCCAATTGCCGATCCCTTAGCTCGGCAGTGATTGCTGATTCTTCCATTGGAAGAATCTGACTAAACTTATTGTCAATGGTCCAGAATAATAGTTTGGCACTAAAAAATATGCCCACTATCATCATCATGACAAAAACAGTTGTCGTCAAGTAACCAGGTATATGGACTTTGCCATCCGGGTCAAACTTAGTTGACTTACTAGTCATAGTTTCTCCTTTACGATAGTACTAATGCTACGCAATGCATTGTAGCATTAGTAGACTTGAAAATCAAGAATAAATGTTCACGTCAGCAGTCCGGTCTTGACTGCACCACAGTGCTGTAGGCCACTGGATCCAATTTTGTATAAGTTGGAATATTTTTTTGTGATAAAAGGGCTAGATTATAGCCTTCGTCTATACCTGTTCGAATAGCTTCACCGTAGATATCATTGGTAACAATCATTCGAATGAAGTCTCCGTATTTTAGATTTCTCTGATCGTTCCAGGCGTCGTGTAGACTTAATACAAAACTTGAAATGACTTCTGTTGTATTAATTGTTTCTGTATAGTTTATTCCGTTTGTTTTGGAATTTTTTCTTTCGTTTAATAAACGATTAAAAATACTGTTGAACTTTATTTCACTGTCGTTTATCAACTGTTGAAGTTGAGGGTTAGTCGAAGTAGTTAATATTTCAATGGCCTGGGCAATGTAGACTGGATTGACAGGCCTTGTTTCTAGTGCAACTTTTAGTGAATTGCCTTCAAAGGTACTGATAATTTGAGTTTGATTAGCTGTCAATGAATTTATTTCATCAACATATCCTTGTCCAGTAATCACACCAATATAATCAAAAATATTAGGGTTCCCAAATATTCCAGAACCGGACGATAGCTTTCCTTTAGCACTGGCAAACAACGAATTGTTTCCCAGTTGTTGTATACCAGTTAAGTTTGGTGTTGCTGTGGTTTTAACTTTTAGGTAGGTGTCGCTGAGATCCTTAAACGATCTAAATTTACCACCAACATTGATTAACTTATTGGCCAGTGCCGATAAAGATCCACCGGCAGCAGTTAGAGCCCTAGGACTGAATAATCTTTCAGCATTTAGGACGTCGGCTAAATTGGTAATACTACCATAAGATTTGAAATCTGTTACAGAAATGATTGCAGCCAGTTCAGCGCCGGCAACGGTCTTCATTGCAGCCAATAGCTGTTTTTCGTCGGCGATGGCCAGATTAGAAACATCAATACCATTTTTAGTCAATAGTTCATTGACTAGATAGAAGCCTTGATTGATCAAATTTTGACACAGCACTTTTGGTTCGTTAATTCGTCCTGGTTCTCTTATATCAAACATGGTACCAAAAGTACCAAGTTGTGTAAGCATTTCTCTGGCTGCTGTATTATTCAGGCCACCAACTAGTTCAGCAAATTGACTGCTTACACCTCCAGTTAGTATATCGGTATAGCTGTTAACCGTTGCTCCAAAATCTTCAAATTTACCCTCTTGCATCTGCATAAACATGCCACGCATGTCAAAACTGTCAACACAACAGGTCTGCACACGAGTAATAACTGACGAAAGTCCAGCAATACCCCCTGACATGATTGCATTGATCTGTTGATTTACATCAGCTACTAGATTATTAAAATTAAACTGCGAACTAATTGTTGAAGGCACAGTACTTCGTAAATTAGCAGTGACTATCCCAGATAAGCCAGGAGGAATAGTTGCAAGTAGATTTACTATCTGAGTATTACCCGAAATTAATAAATTTTGAGTAGCCGCAGTTATAGCTGAACTGTTAAATCTA